CTGGAAACGGAAAAGTCCATCCTGATATTCGACTACTGGCTGGACTTGAATGGCGTCGTGCTGCCGTTCCTGAAGAAGGATAAACCCATCTATGTCTTCTCCAGCCACTTCCACGAAGACCATTTCAATAGTGCCATCTTCGAGTGGAGAAAGCAACATAAGGATATCACCTATATCCTTTCCAAGGACATCTACAAGCATCGGAGAGCCACAAAGGAAGATGCTGACGTATGGTTGGCCAAAGGCGGCACATGGTCTGACGATACTTTGTCTGTATGTGCATTAGGCAGCACAGACAGCGGTGTCTCGTGGATAGTTGAGACAGAGGGTAAACGCATCTTCCATGCCGGCGACTTGAACAACTGGTATGCCAGATTCCTGCAGGATGTCAAACCAGGCGAAACGATCTATAGTGAGGAGTTTGAAGAAGAGATTGACCCGATAGCCCATGAGAAGCAATACCTGGGCGAGCTGAAGGATATCCGCAAGATTACCGATACCTTCGATGTGGTGATGTTCCCCGTTGACGGACGTATCGGCAACGGTTACACCCTCGGTGGCCGACAGTTCATAGAGCGTTTCAAGGTCGGCCTCTTTGTCCCCATGCACTTCGTGGCCAGCGGCTTCGAGTCCGCTTGGCGCATGAAGGAGTTCACGGACGAAAAAGGCATTCCTTTCTGGGAAATTAGCAGAGAGGGAGAAACAATAGAAATTTAAATTACTATGATCAACAAATTTAAAGTCATTACGCTGTGTGGCAGCACAAGATTCAAGGAACAGTTTCTTGAGATACAGAAGCGGCTCACGCTAGAAGGAAATGTAGTCATTTCCGTAGGATTGTTCGGTCATTCCGGCGACGAAGAAGTCTGGAAGCCAGGAATTAAGGAGATGTTAGACCGAATGCACCTGAGTAAAATCGATATGGCCGATGAAATCTTTGTCATCAATGTCGATGGCTACATTGGCGAGAGTACTCAGCGCGAGATATCCTATGCTCTCGCCCATGGAAAGACAGTGAAGTACTTGGAGCGTCCGCATGATGCCGTAAACGATGTGCCAAGACATTCTATGGCATAGTGTTTATAGCCTTTAATGATTATACCTTCGGTAATTATCATCAAGTGCCTTGGCTACCACACCGACGAATGACTGGCCGATGTTATCAGCCAGGAAGTCACGGAGGTTGAGGACTGAGGAATAATACTTCTTCGAGAACCATTTCTTTGCCTTGCGTTTCTTCTCACGACCAATATCCCCGTGGTTGCCACGGGGTATTTCTTTTCCTGTACCGAAGTCCTGCCATAGGCCATATTCAGTAAAGAGCTGAGACAGTCCGATTTCTATGAATCGGCCATCAGCTCTCACGGGCATAGCCTTTACTGAATGCAGCAGATGTCCCGTGTCAATGACATCCAGGAGTGTAATTTGCTCCTGCCATATCTTTAGCATGGTGTCATTGAAGGCCATCACGAACTTTTCGCGTTCGCCTTGCGGGTCCAGATGCTGGTTGATTATTCCGTCCATTCCTCATTATTGTATTGTAAATCGGTGTAGGTTTCTACTCCGATTTGAAAGTAGGCACATGCGCATCCTGAGAAGAAATAGCGGTCAATTTCTTGGAATGAGATACGTGGGTCAATATATATGGAATGTTCCTGCAGTTTTGTTTGTTCCAATATTAGAACAGACATAAACTGTCGGAACAGTTCACGCATCATGTCCATACATGACTGTCGCGCTTCCATATTGTCAACGGCATGGCGCATGGCTAGAAACACCGTCTTCACTCTTCGAGTGTGCGGTGTGTTGTTGATGTCCGTAAATCCCTGCGAGATGTCGGACACACAGACGAAAGCAGTCTTTGTTAGCATCTTGGCCAATGCTTCTTCGAAGCCGTCAAGCCCAGAGACTCTGCAGAAGGTGAACTTCTTGGACTTAGCGAACTTGTTTCGCTTTGTCAGGCCTTCAAAGAAGGCTGTGGCATTCCAATTAAACGTGTGGTCATTAATGACTGTTGCCTGCTTCGGCGGTGTATATGGTTGAAATGGGAACATGAGAATGATATTTGAGTTTATGGTTTCTTTGTGGCTTTGCGCAACTCCTCTGCCTCACGAGCTTTTGCATCAAGTTCTGTGAGTGCCCTCCAGGTATCCATCTTCATGATGGCAGCTTCCTTGGTGATATCGCCACCAGTCAGGGCACGGATCATTGCGTTTGTACTTTCACGAAGCTGGCGATAGATATCAGGCTGGCCACTGCCCAGCAGGTTGCCGCCACTATTGCTAGATGCGGGTTTGTAGAAGTTCGAGAATTGCCCTGCGAAATACTGTTTGAGCGAGGCCATCCAGTAGAAGATGCCGATGAGCTGCGCCTTATCTAGCTTCACATGGTCGCTGGCATACAATACCTGCGCCATCTGAAGCAGCAGCTCGTCAGATTGAGTGTTGAGATAACCCTGGAACAGGTTTTCAACGAACAAGAACTCTTCGAATGGAACTTTCTCGAAGTCCGCTGGCAAAGCATGGTACTTGCCGATTCGTGCGATACGAACGGGTATTGGGGCGAACGAGTCTAGGAAATCAAGGACTGATGTTGCTTGCTGAATCTGCCTTGTACTTAGAGGTACGACCTCCTTTCCTCTTTTAATGAGGAAACGTTTGTCAGGCAGCTGGCTAAGCACCTTCAGGCCATTCCACTTCATCAAGCAGAGCGTTTTAACCTCTGCAGCAGACAAGTCGCGTGCAAACAGGTTATAGACCATGTGTAGCTGCTTGTCTGTTAGTTCGGCCCAATTGGTGGGCAATGTGATATTGAATACTTCCATGCTGCAAAGGTATAGAAGAGTTTAATGATGGGAAAAGACAAAAGAGCGACAGACCTCACGGCATGTCGCTCACAATAGCATTAGTGTTATTCGGAGTGTCTAGAAACCTAGCGAAATTCAAAGATGTATACCAAACGATAAGTCACCAATGTCCGCACGTTCTAGTAAAAACCGCGTTTCACAACGCTATATCTCAAATAGTCGCCAAACTTATTTAAGTTTTATGATATCGCTCCACCTCGTAGTGGGATTCTTGCTCTTAAAATCATGTTTGATGGCATTGGCGAAGACTTCAGCCTTGCCTTTGCCATCTTTACGGGTGTACTGCTGGGAACCGATGACTATTGTCTCGGAGCCATGCATGCGGTTGATACGGTCCACTACCTCATCGAGGCGCCGCATCTTCTCTATCTGCTCAGCGTTTACGTCGAACAGATCTTGCTGGATGGGACTGTCAGGGCCTATACCCATGACAATCACTCCGGCTTTCTTGTATTGATAGCCTGGACGGTAGATGCTTTGCAGCACGTCGCAGGCGGCTTTGACAATGGATATAGTGCTGCTTGTTGGGGTGACGAGCCTTGCCTCCTGGAAGTTCCAGTACTGGGCAAGGTCTTCGCGGAACATATTCGTATTCACGAATACACCGACTATGCTAGCGACTGTCTTCTGCTGTCGCAATTTCTCGGCACATCGGGCAGCATAGTTTGAAACATGCGTCCGTAAGGTGTCCATATCAGATATCATACCATTGAATGAGCGACTGGTACAGATGGACTTCTTCGTTGCCAGCTGTTCGTTCGGCACAGCGTCCTCACCATTCAGTTCCTGCCATGTGCGGACGATGTTGATATTGTTGAACGTCAGACGAACCCAGTCCTTGTGATGCTTGGCGAAATCGAGGGCTGTCTTGCATCCGAGAGCCTGCAACTTAGCAGCATAGCGACGGCCAATGCCCCACACATCCTCGATGGGACACCATTCCAGTGCTTTTTCCCGTTTGTAGTCAGTATCTATCATGCAGCAATGGCGGTATGCCTCAAACTTCTTGGCCAATTTAGAGGCTATCTTGGCCAGCGTCTTGGTTGGCGCCAGACCAATACTGATGGGCATCCCCACCTCGCGTTTCACTCGTTTGTGAAGGTTCTCACCCCATTTCTGCAGATGGTCCAATTCGATACCATCCAGATACATAAAGCATTCATCAATCGAGTAGCGGAAATAAGCTGGTGTCTCTTGGCGAATGATGGATACAACACGACTTGTCAATTCGCCATATAATTCGTAGTTAGATGAAAATACGGCAATCTTCTGATTCGGGAATTGCTGAGCCAGTTGAAAGTACGGTGTACCTTCTTTCACACCCAAGGCCTTGGCCTCGTTGCTACGTGCCACTACGCAACCGTCGTTATTGCTTAATACGACCACGGGAACGCCCTTTAGGTCAGGTCTAAAGACGCGCTCGCATGAAACGTAGCAATTATCGAGGTCAGCAATTCCGTACATACTTACAGTTTCTCGAAAGTTCTGATTTGGTGAATCACAGTTCCCCAGATTTCAAACTCTTCCGGATTATCGACTTTGAAAACTGGAAAGTCTGGATTGGCGGGACGAAGTTCAATATAACCTTCGTTGCGATGGGTCAAGTCGAGATACTTCATTGTGAAGCCGCCGTCCCACCAGGCTACAACTATGGATCCGTCGTGCGGTACTACAGCTCTATCAATGATAACTCGGTCACCATCATTAAGTCCAGCGTCTCTCATCGATTCGCCTTCCACTTCACCATAGAACGAAGCTTCCGGATGCTTGATGAAATCACGGTTGAAGTCCAGAGTATCGTGCGAATAGTCGTCTGCAGGAGAAGGAAAGCCGGCAACAATGCTGGCGTCCTGCAGTTCTAGCTTGCTTTCGAAAGCACCTTTTATGATTTTGATGTTTGACATATCCGTATGGTTTTCTTTCAGTTCCCAACACTCAGTTGTATTGTTTTAACTCTTTAATTTGCTTGTTAAGAGATTCCACCTTCCGTTTCATATATTTAAGTGCATCCTCCATCGTGTCCTGAATGATTAATTGTTTCGCCATTAGGAAGATACTATTAATAGCAGCTTCCTCTTTGGGTATTGCACCAAAGTTTTCCGCTTCCTCGAGTTGTTTTCTTTGCTCAACAACATGATCAAAGTCCCGTTTTATCTGGTCAATCTCTTCTTTAGTATAAGAAGACTTCTTTTTGACCAAGTTGTTAATCTCGTCCTGTATATATTGTGGAATTATCTCGTTATTCTTCATTTATTCAAATTGCTTTCCCATTCCTGATGTAGTTTATTCCATTTCTCGCTGTGGGCACCCAGAGCACCAATCTGACGAGGATGTGCGAGCGGTAGAACCTTGATGGTACGACCGTCTATTACAGCATCGGTGGCAGTACCATAACCATACAGGTCAACATATTCCTGCAGGGAATGATATGGGACGTCGGCCACAGCGTTCAGAAACTGAGCAATGGGGATATCACCCAGCAGTACCAGTAGCTCTGCTTGAGATTCCTTCAATTCTGCAAGAATCTCCTGACAACGCTGAGCGTCGCAGAATACTGATGGGCGCTCAGGAATCGTCACTTTGTTCAAACCGTACTGTTCTATCAGCGGGTTGTATCGCTCTATAATGACCTTCATTTGGCTCGGATTCAGACGAGTCTCAGGAAGAAGATCGCAAAGCCATGCGTCTCTTCTGAAATATCCGAGGCTACCAAGGATATGCTCATCGAGGACACGCGCTGACGGGCCATTGAGATGACTGCCTGCAGGTTCTAAATGGCCCAAGCCTTCAGGAAAATCAATCTTTGAGATGATTTCCTTTGCCTCCTCGATGTTGCCGTCCCAAAAGATGCGTGGCTCACTGGCTACTGCCAATGCCTGGCAAAACACTTTGCCGTCTTTCTTCCAACGAGCATGTACGGCACTTGCATATACACCCAGAACGAACACTTTCTTGGGAGTTCTGTCCTGCTGTACGAGAGGATGGACTTCTTGACCAAAAGGATAATAAAACGCCATGTTTTTATATTATGGATTAAATAACTTGATAATTCAACTCTTAATACGGAACTGTCAAAGGCTTGTGGTTTTGATTTCCATTTTGCCTTTTGTCAGTTTGTTTTTTAGAGTTCAAACCGTCTCTGAATATCTTTTTATGTTTGGCCTTTATCCGAAAATGACCTCTTTCCACCTCGACGTCAGAAGGATTTGAATATGTATCCGTAGAAGCATAGTCAACCAATTTTTGTTTCGCATTGTGGAGCTTATATCTTCCTTTAGCCATAATAATCTTTAATATTTTCTGCAAAGATACAAAATAAATAGAAGAAAAACAATAGATAATATAAAAAAATGAGGCCGCTGAAAAACGACCTCGTGGCGGTACACGGCTTTCGCCCTGCCCCTATCATCCATGTGATGACGGTGCAAAGGTACAAAAAATCCATCTAAAACCAATAGGCGGATGACTTTTTTTTGTTTTCGAAGACTTTTGGTGTGTACAACTCAGCCACTGATGAGGAGTGCCAGGCAGGAAACACCTCTTCGTGCTCACGGATGATGTTCACTAGGTCGTAGAACGACTGGGGATGAACCTGCATGTCTGAGACCAGCATCATTTCGTAGGACTGTAGGGAACGGATGACCTGCTCTTCAAGGGGTTTAGCCGTTCGTAATTGAGTGATGACGTGATTACGGAAGACTGTCATCTGCTCCTGTGAGAAGTATGTTTCAGCGAGGACGTTCTCAATCTTAATGAGACGTTCATGCAGCTGTTGATAGCTGTCCCAGATATGCTCACGGATAGCGAGGCGGCGGCATAGACTCAGGAATGGGAACAACGTACTTGCAAAGTATTTGCCCTGCTGTGTCTGTCGCCAGTCAGCACGGCTCGAGAGACGGAGGATGAGCTGCTCGATGTTGTGGTCGCGCTCAGACTCGAGCGAGGCCAGCAACCTTTCGACGCGCTCCTTGGAAGCAGGAACAACATTCGTGTTAGACACTATGCCGAAGCCGTTAGGTGTCAGTACCAAGTCCAATGAAGGAACTGCAGACATATAGGCGTGGTATGCGACCTGCTTTGTCAATGGCGCTACCTCGGCTTCTATCAGCTGAGGAAACACTTCTTCGGAAACGAAGGTATTGATTGCCCGGTCCTCAGCCGTCTCGAGGAATGGGTATAGTGTTTCATATAGCGTGGGCTCGCCCTCAACTGTGGCGAAGACATGTGGAATGAGCGTGCGTAACTGCTCATCAGATGTGATTAGTTGCATGGGGTAAATGTGTTGAATGGGTTATTTGGGGTGAATGGGTTTCTATTCAGAGGCACTATCATGATGGGATTTATTTGTGGTGACTAACTTTGCGTCGCGGTTCTCGTCCAAAGTGGAGAGCATGATGAACGGACAATCAGGCTTTACACCATCCCAGCCATTATACCTAATTATTATATGATGGACGGTAAACAGCAGGTCGTGATACGGTTTTTGGAGGGCTTGGGCGATGGTGTAGAGTTCACGTTTGTCGCTACCGCTGTTGTTGCTCTGGCTCTTGCCAGGCACAGAACCCACAAGGTTCGAATGTACGCGCATCGTGAAACACACCATGTTGACGGCCTCTATTATGTCCGTCGACCAATCGCCGCCCTCCTTATCTGTTTCCACCTTGTTGATGACCACGTCATGCTGCTCCTCACCATTCGGATTGACATAGAACGTGGAGAATAATACCTTGCCAGAGTTCTCCATGCCTGTGAGGAAGTTGATAATCTTCTCCTTTTCCTCAACTACCCGCTCCATCTGCTTCTTGCGGTCGGTAATACCTTCGGCTTTGAAGATACCGTCCCAGAAACGGTTGGCAATCTCAATATGGTACTTGATAGGTGCTGAGTTCTTCAGCTTCGCCTCCTTGGCCATGCCTATCAATTTCTTGATGTTGTACCAGTTGCCCTTGAACAAGGCACCATAGTAAGGAATTGGGTAATACGTGCTGTCAGGCGTCGGGACGCGACTGACCACCGCAAACTTACGCGTAGAAGTCTTTGGCTTCTTTCCCTTCAGGGACTGCATACGTTCCTGCAGGTCGGACCAGGGAGAATGCACATCGAGGAGTTCAATCTTCTCCACATCCTCCTTTGAGGAGATGCACTTTCGCCAGTTTCCATAGAGAATGTATGGGATTCGTCCGTCTTTCTCTGCAGGAGCAAAACGACAGTAGCAAGCCTCCTTCCTGAGAATGCGAACGATACGGGAGCCGTCACCATTCAGAATGATGACCGACACACAGAAAGCGAAATGCTTGAAGTCCTGGCATACCCCAAGGAAATAGCTGGCTAGGTCGTTATCCATCAAATAGTCATTGACTTCCAACTGCACAGTCCGTTTGGCCTCCGTTGTGTCATAGACCAAACCGGAACCATAGCATACTTCGGCATTGAAAAGTTGACAAGTAGATAGTGTTTCGTCCGAATCGATGAGTTCCAGAATCTTGTAAGGCATCTGGTTATCGGCACCCCAAGGGATATACTCATATCCTTCGGCAATCTTGATTGGGTTCATATCCGACTGTTCCTTGAACACCTCGGATGATTTGACGGTAAAAGCTGCGCTGGCTTGCAGATCAGGTATTACCTCAACTGAATTGAAAGAGTAATCACGTCTCATATCTTTGAATTTTTCAGCAAAGGTATAAACCGACTATCATTCACGAAAAGACACAAAAAAGTGGTGGCCTTCACAGACAACCACTTAGTTACATAATTTATTGAAATTTATAAATAAACGGCTCATGTCATAGACATTACCGCCGGATAATGTGGCCTTCACAGGTGGCATTATCCTATGCAAATATTCCTATAGACTAGCGCAATGCTGTTTGGTTTAAACACGAAACGTGGGCCGTCGATCCCACGTCTCTACACTCTGGTTCTGGAAAACCTTGCAAAAAGACCATGAGACGACAAGCCCACGTATATACGTGAACCGTCGTACTCCGTCTTGTTTGCTTATTTTGAATTTTCCAGATTCGAGTGTACAAGACAGAAGCGCGTCGCTTCAATTTCCAATAAGAGTACTGCGGATGCACGTTAGCAAGGCAGTAAGATTGACAATGCCACTGCATAGTAACAATCTGGGTGCAAAGGTACGAAATAATTATGAAATAATGACCAATATCCCCAAAATATTGCTGTTTCTCAGCTACATAAATACCTCCATACCGTTGATCATGAAGATGCAACACTCGCGAGTCATGCGAATCTGGTTTGAATCCAGCAGCTTGAACTTACGTGTACCTTTGTAGTGGTCATACTTGATGCAGATGCATCGTTTCCATTCCTGGATTTCGCCTGATTTCGTCCATAGACGGATATCGACAGGTTCAGGCCGGTTGAGGATTAACCGTGCGGTTGAAATGTGTATTGAGTTCATTCTATTGTTGTTTACTAATTATATCCATTCGGTCCCGTCGACATACTTCCAAGAGAACTTGATCCGAATTAGTTCCTTATCCGAATCCGTCACCTCAGAAGAGATATCGCTAATCAATACCTGAGCTGATTCCTCGTCGTTGATGGGACGCTTCACCAGTTTCGATGTCAGCATCTGATTCAGCCACTTTGCTTCGTCGTATGTCAGCGGTGCTGTCTCTACTTCATGCTTAACCTTTACTGTTTCGTCGTAGAACTGCGTCCGATGTCCGCAAACTGCCTCACTTCTGTCCACCTCCGTCTTAACAGACGTCGTGTTAAAGAGATATGCCGTTTCTTCCAGGTTAAATGCATTCAGGAAGATGAACGTTTCCGTCGGCTTCTCATCCGTAAAAAAGATATTGAACCGTCGTATTCCAATCTTGTACTCTACCCCATGCACTTTGCAGTCCGTCCCTTTTGCTTGGTCAACTGTTGATTTAAAATAGTAGTAAGACAACTCTGCAGACACTATCTTTTCAGTCGTTGACTGCATCTTTCCCAAGTTGGCATTATAGCTGAATATCTGACCAGGTATCTGCGGATGGCTGTAGTATATCAGCGCAAAGTTGCTTCCCTGCGCATACGCCTTTGTGTAGTTGCTTAGGGAAAGCTGGCCATTACGAGGGATCAAGGCACTCTTCCTGGTCGTTAGGAAGTTGTTGCCGAGATACCCTTCAGAGCCGGCACCAGACTTGAAGCGACAGTACACCATCTTTACACTATCTACAGTCGCATTAGGGTTTGACGAACCATCTGAGTCAAACGTTACCACATAGTTTCCGTTCTCATCGATCGTCACATTTGTTGGCGTCGTTGACTTGGCCGGCTCATAGACCTCTATTCGCAGCGAGGCCATTACCAGTTGCCGCTCATACATCGATGCCTCGATGACTGAGCGAATATCCTGTATACAGACAACCTGGTTGAACGGGTAATATACCGACTTGAACACCTTCACGTCGTTCACGAAGATATTCACCTCCAGACGAGTTGCGTCTGTCTCAATGGAAACCTCCTCTGGCAGATGCGCTGTCAGATAGATGGAGTCAAAGGTTGTGTTGATAGTTGTTGCCATTGCATTTCTTTTTGATGCAAAGGTAAACTATTATAGAAATACAAGAAAAGACAGGAAAGATAGCCCTTACATAAAGGCTATCAATCCTGCTGATTCAGCTGCCTGAACAGCCAATGGCTCAACTTGCGCTTTCTTAGCGCGAGGCTTACGAGCCTTCTTTGGCTTGGCTTCAGCCTCAGGCTGCTCTACCTTAGCTGGCACCTCTGGCTGTGCCTCCTGCTCTGCAGGCTGCTCGGCTTCGGCTGCTGCTGCCTTTTGGCGAGCTATTTCCTCAGATAACATCTTGAGGGAATCATCCTCGATGTATAACCCTGTCTGCTTCTTCAGCAAGAAAGCGAACTTCATGGCTTTCCATGCACTCTTGCAGTACGCCTGCTCTTGTTCTTCACCTGTGATGCCCACTGCCCACACATTGTTCTCACTCTTGTTAGACTTCACTACTGAAACGATGATAACTTTTGCTTCCATAATTCTTAATTTTTAAATTGTTATTACTTTATTGATTATATTGATTTATGCTTTATAGACTTCGATGAATGTTATATCTGCCATCAAATCATTGGCCATATCCTCTGCTACTTTTGTGGCTTCAGCAAATGTATCTGCCTCTACCTCGTACTCATAGTACTCGCCATCCTCGCAATTGACAACCACATTGTAGATATTGCCTGGATAATAACGCTTGCCGTATAACCTGCTGTGGGTGAAAACCGATGTTTGAATTGTCTGTGTCATAATTCTTATTTTTAAATTGTTCGACTTCTTGTTAATGTAGCTCCGTGGAGCTTTTGTAATTTTTACATTGCTTCAGAAGTAGGCAGGGAGAAGGTATGTAAATGCAAGGAATTACCAGCAAAAATCATGGAATACCCCATTTTGTTTAGCCACTACCTGGCGTGAAGAAGAAAATGCGGAAGGCTGCTGTGATTTTTGTACAGTAATCGGGAGCCAGTGACCAGTACTTGCAGAATGCCGCCTGCACTAACTTTGCAACGGAAAAATCGAAAGCCCGACGGGAAAGCTGCATGAGAAGTCCAACATGCCAAAGGCAAAGAATTGACACAGCCAAACATCACACCCGACAAACAGCAGGTACGAAAAGCATCATGCACTCCTATACCGCTCAGGGCAATATCCATGTGATTATCTATTGCTGTATGACGTAGGATGGCAGATAAAATATGAAAGAGGCAGGCTTTCCACTAAGTAGCCACAAACTGCAGGACTGGCCACAACCTATCTTTAAGGCAGATATATTATCGATGTCTGTAGCATAAGGCCATCAGCCATCAATCATCAATAAAGGATAACGAAATTATGAATGGAAGCATAACAACCATACAATATGCAGTGAAGTCATACGAGCGTGAGATAACAATGGGCGGTGACAGTCAGGTATCCTAAGAACAGCAGGCGCACAAATGTGCTACAAAAAGCCATATACAGAACTTTCAGAAGAAGTCAGGGAATGCAAGAAAAGTGATGAAAACCTTGTGTAATTTGTGGGAAAGTGCTACCTTTGTAGCCGAAAGCATCAAGAGCAGCAGCCAGACGGCTGACTCGCCAACCGAGCTTTAGGAGCCACGGTGGCCAAGGTACGATGCGGAAGCAGTTTATTCACTTCAAAAGATCCTAATTATGAAAGAGAACAATTCAAGTTACAAATTCCATGTGGCCAGACTCTCGTCTATGCTCGTTTCCCAGTTAGTAGAACTTTTCAATAAAGAGGTCGGCAATAGAGGCTGGACTTCTGAACGTAGTTCCTTTGATGCAGCCCTCATCGATGCCTTCATCAATAAAGGTGTTGATGTTTCTGCAGTATATGATGGCACCAGCATATCATTCAGGCAGAAAGTTACTTTAGATTCTGAAAGCCAGAAGCTAATTGCACTTGTATAAAAATAGAACCGCCTTTGCAGTCTGCTCTTTGCAAAGGCGTTCTTTTACCAACCTGGAGGTAAAACAATATTATCTACATCGTGGGCTTTCTCGAATAGAGGTGAGATTTCATTATCCGTGAAGCCTGCTATGCCACATCCAATACGAGTGACCAGAAACGTCAGGTTCTGATGTGCCTTGGCAAACTCGATGAATTCTTCCACGTAGGGCTTGATGGTTTCCACTCCGCCCTGCATGGTCGGGATTGCATAGCTCTGACCTTGCAGTCCCACGCCTTGGCCCATAATGGCGCCAAACTTGCGGTGTGCAATATAGGCAGCTCCACCACCATGCATACCACGAAGGTTTGAGCCGAAGACGAAAATCTCGTTTGGTTGGAGCGAGGTGATACGTTCCGGAGTCGTTCTTTTCTGTTCCATATAATCCATTTTTCTTCTTTCCGTGAAATCCTTCGGTACTGCACATGGTGCAGCCTCTTCCATCATAGCCTCGCCAACATATCCGAAGTCCGGCATGATCTCAGGCATATCGAGGTCCATATCAAAGTATTGACGGAAATACGGCACAATAATGTCTTCCTTGATTTTCTTGTATTTCTGTGAAATGGCTGCAGGAGTCATACCCATCTGGGCGGCAACATCCTTTGATTTGAAGCCCTGCAGGAGAATCATGTCTATGATAACACGCTCCTGTCGGCCCATAGGAACATGGTCGCAGACATCCTGTACCATGTGATTGAACTGCAGACGAAGGTCGCTTGTGACATCGAATGACTGGAGATAGTCCTCAAAGGTGATGCTGCCGTACTCCTTGTGGTACCATTTCAGCGCATCGAGTACTATGAAGCGAAAGCCGTTGATAAGCCACGTCTTCAAGGAAACATTAGGCGAATGATCCTCCAATGGTTTCCAGTCATGTTCCATCAAGTATATAATATACTGATGAGCGAGTGACATAAAGTCAAGGTTCTGTTTATCCCTCAGTTGGTAGCGCTGGTCGAATATATTATAGCCTATCTGACAATACCTGTAGAAATAGTCACGGATAATGTCGCCATCGCCTTGGCGAAAGCCTTTCAGAATCTCCTTGTCAGATAGCCGTCCGTAGTACATATTTTCCGTTTTATGATGCAAATTTACGAAAAAATTTCATTTCTGCTTAATTTTTTCCTGAATTCTTCTTTAAAGAGATAAAGACATGTCGAAAAAGAAGTATTCACCTATTAAAACATTACAATTATGACAGACTTAATTCCAACGAGAGTTCACAACCTCATTATTGTTGACGAGAGCGGTTCCATGGAGTGTATCCGCAAGCAGGCCTTCACAGGCATGAACGAAACCCTGCAGACAGTCCGTATGATGCAGAAAAAGTATCCTAACCAGATTCAGTACGTCACGCTGATCACTTTTGACAGCGACCATACCAAGCTGCACTATGACAACACCCTAGCAGACAAAACCAAAGACTTAAAGTGGAAAGCCTACAATCCTTGTGCTGCCACTCCTCTTTACGATGCTATTGGCAAAGGCGTGTCAAAGGTAAATGCCCAGGTTGAAGAAGGTGACCATGTTCTTGTCACCATCATCACCGATGGCTACGAGAATTGCAGCGAAGAATGGACGTTGAAGATGGTTCGCACCCTCATCGAGAAGCTGAAGAAGCAGAACTGGACCTTCACGTTGATTGGTACTGACAACCTCGATGTCGAAGAGATGGCCCATTCCTTTGCCATCGACGAGCATCTGGAGTTCCAACAGGACGAGGCAGGAACCAAGGCCATGTTTGCCCGTGAACGTCGCAGTCGTGAACGCTACAACTGCTGTGTCGCTGAAGCCGCACCAATTCCTATCGGGACGTTCTTCGAGGAGGAAAAAGAAAACTAACACAATATTGAAACGGCGGGCCTCACGGTCTGCCGTTTCCTTTAGCGTTCGCTATTATTCGACGTCCGAAAGCCTTGCAGGAAATTCAATAGAACAAATTCACAGAATAAATAGCAATGCATCCACGCGTCTAGGTGAAGAGTCTCACGACTCGAATTTCAAATAGTCGGCCAAAACTTATTACGACCCCACTGGAGGGTTACTTTCTATAATTTCTATAAAGAATGAGCGCATCCTGCATAATGTCGTAATGGTCAAATGCAAGATGTGGCAAATCAGAGAGTGGCCACCATTCTGCTTTGGCAGCATCGTCCTGACCTTTGACCTCGACTGGCGCATCGATAATGACCAAATAAGCCACAGTGATGGTGCGACCTCGTGGGTCACGATCAACCTTCGAATATGCTCCAATCTGATGGAGCCCAGATATCTTCAGACTGGTTTCTTCCTCCAGCTCACGGATAGCACATTCCTCTGTGGTCTCATCCATATTCATGAATCCGCCAGGGAAAGCCCATGCACCTTTGAATGGTGGATTCCTACGCTGAATGAGCAGAACCTTTGGTTCTGCTTCCTTTGTGATTACAATACAGTCTGCAGTCACAGCCGGTCTTGGATATTTATATGTATAAGTCATCGTTTCTTTCCTTTATGTTAATCTGTTGGCATCATATCTAAGGCAGCTCCTTCATCTCCGTAACCAAAAACGAAACTATCTCTATTGCACCTTCTATAGAATTCAATTACGATTCGTTTCATTTCTGATGGCAGATAGTGCAAGATTTCCAATTGCATCTGCAGAGGAATACCCCAGATGGCTTCAGCTATACTTCCTACGATGGCGCCAAGTGTATCAGCGTCTGCACCAAGGCTTACAGCCTTACGAATGGCATCCTCAAAGTTGTCGCTGATTCCGATTATCCACAAGGCTACAGGAACTGTGCCTTGACAAGTCTCATCAAAGCGGTTGATGACATCTTTCTTCTTGATGTTGACGTCATAGCCAGAGAATTCAACGCATTCAGCCAGTATCTCATCAATATGTTCAGGAGCCTCTTGGCCAAACTGCAATGCCTTGAAGATGGCCAGTGCAACAGTCTGTGCACCTTTGATACCTTCATCATGGTTATGCGATGGAAGTGCGGTACCTGCTGCAGCATCAAGAACTTCGTCTAAGTTCTTGTACCAATAAGCAACAGGGCTAACGCGCATTGCCGCCCCATTACCGAAGCTGTTGTATGGTTGTGGATTCTCGCTGTGTACCCACTGGGCAAACCGACCGCCATATCCTCCCATTGGGTCTGGATAGCGGTTACACCAGTCGTGAATGCTTTCGCCAAAGTCGCGGTCCTTCAGCAGCGCATCAGCTACAGCGACGGTACAGATGGTGTCATCCGTAAATCCATTCTCTTCAGACAGCCATTCAAAATCGTAGTCATTTGTTGGGTCAAACTCCCAGCGGCTACCTACTATATCTCCGATTATTGCTCCAAGCATATGATTCTTACCCTTTAAATAGTCTATATAATGATTGTCTACTTGTTAGAAGGCTTTACCTGTAATAATCTCTGAGAGTCATATAGGAAAAGATAGTCAGGACAATATTCTCCTCTCGTTTTGTTATACCCATAGACCATAGTAAGAGGTACAGCCATGTTGGGCTTGATACGTTTGAGATGAACATACCCAAACAGATCTGACCAGAATAAGCTCCCATTAGGATACAAGATGTTGTCATCGGCGAGCAGGGCCACATTGTCGTGGATATACTGTTGCATGTTAGCTTTGTCGAATCCGTCAAGTTCTTGAATGGCTCTATCTAATCGTTTGAAAACACTTGCAGGAGTATACTCGTCAATTTTCGTTTCAAGAGCTTTTCGTATTGTCATTAGAGACGCAGCTTTATAATTTGATGCCCAGTCTTTGTAATCACGATTACCCATATTTATCCAGTCACAAATTGAAAACACAGCAAGACATAGTTCAAAAGCGTACTGCTTGTAGGACTCATTCTTTTTCTTTATGACACTGTTTTCTTCTTCCAGCACAGTAGATTTCATCAGATATAATGCGAAAAGAGAGGTCAGGCGGTAGAAATATTCCGTAGCAGTCTTTCGAAACGTAGCCGACCTTTTCAAATCGATAAGTGAACGCTCTTCGTTTCCACCTGTGTCGAGAATATACCTATAGCTGAATGTCCTATAAAGGAAGAAAATGGCAGTCATATATTTCTTCAATGTTTCCATCAGATGGATGTCATTGTGAACCGTCTTACTTGACAATGCAACACTTTCAAGATGAGTGATGTATTTATCAAACATTTTGCTTATCCTTTGTTCAGTCTCTAAAGCGTTCTTTTGAGATCTGACAGCAGTCTTTTGGGACTTTACTTTCTCCCTACCTTCGGATTTTCGAACATCTTCTGTTTCTTCTTCATCAATATCCTCATCCTCTTTCTCTTTTGAGCTTCTGGAGATATATGAAATCATACTGTCAAAGAGCATTGAAGACTGGGATGCCGTTTTCTCTCCTTTACGCATACCCCTGTCGCCAGTAATACCTGTACCGTCATCTTTCAAATAGTCGGCAACAGAACTAAAAGTGTGACCGTCTTTGTCCTCATTCGTTTTCTCAACAATGATTTCAGAACCACTCTTTGCAGACAGCTTTGTTTCCGCATCATTCAGGATTTGTTCTATAAATCTAAGAACCTCCCCATTTATGAACTTACCAGACTCTATTTCACGATACCTTTTCCGTTTATATTCAGATTCTGGAGAAGGATTATTAACTTCCATAATCTCGGTAGGTATAACAAATTGGCGATTGGAGATTAGCTCTCCTTTACTATTTGTAATCTCGACATAGAGCGGATTTATTGGGTCTTTAAACGTGCCACTGACTTTGCTAACTTCAGTTCTTATTCTCTTTTGTACAACATGTAGAGGTCTACGATTACCGGAATAGAAAGTTATAATCACATCAACCACATCAGCAGAATTGTCTATAGTGAGATCATAGTTGTTATACAAATAAGCAGCTTCTTTGACCCATAGAGTAATTGGCACACGACTACTTGAGTCATTTTGTTTTTCTGCCTGTTCGATTTCATTTGGACCAACAGGTTCTGACAGGGTAAATCCTGTCATCTTGAAATAATCTATAGTAGCTGATTTGAATCCGACACTGGCCTCGTGGTTTGTTGGCATAACCCCAGGGATGCCAAATGCAGCTACTGATGCGTTAGCACTCCCACATAGCATATAATGATTAGTCTCTCCATCAAAGAAAAAACATTTTGAATGGAAGTAGTCTTGGTATTTTTTGCCCGATTCCTTAGCTATTTTATCCCATTTATAGAGTTTGACATAATCAGGGATATTACTTGGTTTGGGCAAAGAACCAAATCCTTCTTCGACAATAAGCCGAATCTCTGAGGGCTTATATTGATTATACAAAGCTTTTATGAGTTCGGCTTTGCTATCATAGAATGGCGACATGACAGTTATTGTCTTTATAGTGTCGTTACCTATCCATTCTGTGCATTGGTTATAGAGAGAAGTTGACTGATTGGTGAAGAATCTGATACTTTCCTCCCCAATGAAATGCTCTGTAGTAGGTTCATTATAATCATTTTTGAGAAGATCGCAGTTTGCTTCTATAGAGTAGATAATATTGTCGGCCTCTTCTCCGAGTCCTTGATAGAGGTCATTCAGATAACTCCAAACGTTGCGTATGAATGGATATGATGGGCTATCAATACTTTCAACCATGACAGGTGACCATACTTCGAGGTTTCTTCCATGTCCCATAACAGTCAGGTTCCCTGATCCAACAAGAACCAAAACACTTTCCTTACCGGCATAAAACTGAATTTTGGGATGAAAAGCCCCTTTCATCTTATAACCATGTAGACTGAAATCTAAAGGTCTTCTTCCACTGAAAGCTTTGCTGAACTTCAATAATTGGTCTGAAAGACAATCTGAATCAACTAAAGCAGAAACGAAGTTGATGCCTTTAGCTGATAAAGACCGCAACAACTGTATTTCCCAATAATACAGATTTATCGTGAACGAAGTCATCAGGGCTGAATGGAACTTCCCAGATGGTATCTCTTTTATAAGTTGCCTCTGGTCTATCATTGCTGCATCAGAATTTTGGTTCCACGTTCAGTTAATGTATAGCAATCTCCAATACGCTCTATCCACTTTATATCTTCTATGTATTGCAATACATTCTGCAATCGAGGCGAAGTCCTTATAGGGTCTGGTCGTCTTAGTTGCCATATCAGTCCGTCGTCAACCATGTAGTTGTGAACAATCCCTTGACCTATGGAAGACTTGGAATAGGAACTTCGCAGGTGGTCATTAATAGCCGAATAAATGCAATCCTCTGCAAACGGCCAGTCGCATTTCTTGTTTTCATCGTCAACCAGCCTAAGTAAGAGTGAGGGAGCGAATCCCGGATGATGTACGTCGTATATGTCATTCGCGTACTCCAGCAACTTGTTTATATGTTTGTTTATTGCCTTAAATAAGGCCACCAGCAACCGCGAAGCAACATATACCACAGCTCCATAATTCTTATCTTTATAGCATAATTGCAATTCCTCGTATAGCTCGTATATGGAATAGGAGTCAATGGCAGGATTACTGTAGTCGTTGTATTCTTTTTCAAGCCTTGCAAGTACTGTATCCAGTGGCTGTGGCTCTTCAGTAGTAGAATATAATAGAGCGAAGTGATGTGCTTCGTATGCTGAATGTGACAATTCGTTCAATTCATACAGGAACCATGACAATTGCTCTTCCGTCACATCCAAGTTGGAGTCTAATGCGGTTAGGAAATTGGATTTTAAGTAAGAAAGGACGAATTGCCTTCTGTCAACTCTGGCTCCGTCGTTCTGAATGTATTTGAGCAGGAGCTTGATGGTAGATATTCTGTGGCAGATGTCATTACCCGTAATATCTTGTCTTTCTGGCATGCTAAATATCTTTTCGTATTCCATCAATTCTTCCTCATTGTCAATAAGATGAAGGGCAAGTTCCTTAAACATACCAAGTTTTTCTCGGTTAATCTGTCCAGAACTAATTGATTCCCAAAACAAGTCCTCTTGTTCCTTAGTCAGAGACTGGCGGAATATTTCACACAGGTACAGTCCTTCAGACGTTACCCTATATGTGAGGTGGTTTGCATCAGGTATGAAGATTAACTTCAACTGGGTCAGAACCCCCATGAAATACTGGCCAAAAACACCTAATCTATTTTGCCAATAGACTTTGGGCTTGTTCTCTATGTCAGCTCCCTCTGCCAGATTCAACACTTCCGAGTTGATATTCCTTTGGGCGAAGATGCTTCCGCTAACGCCGTTAACTTGAGGATAATTGAATTGCATTAAGTAAGCAAGCAGCAATTCACCACGCCTGATAAACTTGATTTGTTCCTTGGGATTATCAATCTTTGATGGATTGGTTGCCTGTAGTCTTTCTGCAATGAAAGTCATCAGCCAACAAAAGAAGCCATTATACCGAATGCGCACTGTCATGTTTGTAACGCCCTTAATCATATTGTCATATATGACGACGCTACTATTCTGCACAGCAAGAGGATCACGTCCCATTTTACTTGTTGTTTCAGCGCCCCAGAAAGGGAATGTTTTATTGCTGGCTTCGTACATAAGATACTATTTTTCTATTCCAAAGAACGAGATCATATTATCCCCTAAATCCGTGGTTCGCTTTGACAGGCATCCATTTAATGACATTGTAGTATTCAAACTATCGCTATCGATTAGCCCCATATTCGCATAGCCCAAAGTGGGGCAATCAGCCCATAGAACTCTTCTTCCGTGAGCTTCGCAAGCCTCTCCTTCGTATAGGTCTGCATATCCTCACACATAGCACGACGTTCTGCAAAGTCCTGCTCTACCTGCTTCTTGTTCTCCTTCGCCCACTTCTGATATTTCTTGAGCGTATCCAAATATAGTTTCTCGTTCATATCGTTATTGTTTTTACTTTTTGTTTTCAGAAATCAGAATCGGCACAAGCTTTTTACTTACAATTGTTCATTAATCAGACCGTCTATGATTGATTTCACAGTCCTGCTATTAATCTGTTTACAGAAATGTACTTTGAAATCACCTTCAGACATTGCCTTGAAGAACTCTTCGGCACATCTGATTTTTGTATCCTCATCTCCCGAAATATGGGATTCCCTATCGTATGCTTTAGTCTCAATCACTATGTTCAACTCCTTTGTTCCATCTGCCTTTTTGACGAGATACATAAAGTCTGGACTGTAGTTTGAAGAAGCTACTGTTGGAATGCAGATACTTTTGGATGGTATCTTGCCGTAAACCGTCACATCTTCTATTCTAGTCTGCATGTTTTTCAATTCCAAACCAGAATCATGAGCGTATGCGTCATATAGATACTCTGCAGGAGGAGTGCCTGGCACCAATTTCTTTCCGATAAATGTTTGCACGACCTCATCCTTTACTTTTCCGTCGGGATTGGTCAATTTGGTTTCCTTTACTCGATAATTAGCCTGTTTGTATCTGACCAAGCCAGAAAGCTCTTTGCATTTCCAATCGTCAACAGCAGCAATCAGTCTGGCGAGTGACCCTTCATTGAATATCTCATTGGTAATCTGATATCCGTCCGCTGATGCTTTGCAGATAGCTTTATGAAGAATATGGACGGTAATGTTTGTTTGCCTTGAGGCACGAAGGAGGAAATCATTATAGGCAAGATGACGGCCTGACAGTGTAAGTTCCGTATGTGCACTCTCGTCAGCATACGCAACGCCTGCTTGGAATCCCAGTTCTTCACGCGTGGTTTGAATTGTCTGTAGCGAGAAGACGTGCTTGTCTTTGATAACCTGTGGCAGCGCCTCCTCAATACTCCTGTCAAGGTCGCAGGCGAGATACAATACAAATTTCCGATTTAATTGATTCCATAGTTCACGCAACTCCTCAAACTTAGTCTTGCGAATGTGTATAGTGTCCGACCTACGGCTGTTTCGGTTGATAATACGAGTGGTATCAACACCTCCGCCCAGATCGTTGAATTCCGGATATTCCCTGAGCAAGTCATCAAATTTGTCTGCCACAACAACTCCACTGAAGTCAATGTAGCCTTTATGTCCCAACTCTAAATTGAACTCAAACGGATCTACATTCCTTGCCTGCGCTACACGCAAAATATCTTCGCGTGTAATCTCCAATGGTTTTTTTCTCTGGGTCTCCAGTTCTCCGTTAATCTCCGCTACAAGCCTGTTGGCAAAATCTTTTTCTGTAAAATCAACAATATAGTTGAGCATAAACGAGGAGTCGCTGATGCGATTTCCTTCACAATCGACAGGCAGGCGCAAACCGCGTCCCACCTCCTGTAGCTTACTTATCTCTGAGCCGCTGGAGCGCAGTTTGCAGATGGTGAATACATTAGGATTGTCCCATCCTTCCTTTAGTGTCCATTTGGAGAACAGGAAGCGCAGCACGTTGGGGTGTCCTTCTTTGTCCTTGAAACTCAGCAATTCCTTCTTTCCATGAAGAATGGCTTTAACCTCGTTGGCGATATTTTCGTCAGAATCGTTGTTGTCTTGCGAAAAATAACCGGCACATGCTCTGTCCAGATGCTCTAATGTTGCTCTCAGGTAGGCTTCATATTCAAGAGTGTTTTGCTTGTCCAGTTCCAAATTGATCCTTGCCTTCAGGAGTTCAAGGAACTTCATGCGCAACCATCCGTCATTATTTCCTTCTGGTCCACGAAAGCTCTCAATACTGTCAATGAAAAACAGGGATAGGGTCTTTATTGGCAGACCTTCGCGGCAGAAATTCTCACGCTCGGTCTCAAAATGTCGCATCAGGGCTAGGCTGATCATGCCTTCCTGATAGGAGAGACTATATTGGTCGGGGAAAAATTCGTCGCCTTGGAACTTCTCTTGTCCATTGCTCAGTTCTATGCTGTTCTTGGTAATGGCATTGATAGATACACCATCGAGGTCTGTGTCAATGACGCTGAGACTTTCGCCTACATGTAATGTGAAGGTTTCTTCGTGATTGCCCGATGTGGTATATTTCAGGTTTACGGAGGCACCGCTAACCATACTTATTATCTTGACTTTCTTTTCAGCCTGTCTTCCGCCTGGCAGTTCCAGGTGCTCTTTCGCCACGCCTTTGATAAGTCCGTTGTTGAAGGAGTCGGCAGCATTCAGTTCGAATATCAGGTCTTGATAATCTTTAGCTACAATCTTTTGCTTTCCTCTGCCAAAGGTGAATTCCGGGAATGTTGCTCCATATCTCAGCACAAGTTGGGGGCAGAAGCTTTCGATGAGTGCCGAGTACGACTTGCTGCCGCGGTCCATCTTATGTGGCTCATCGATGATGAGTACAGGCCGCGTGTCCTTAATGACTTCGGCTAGGTTTTTATAGCCAGACAATTGGTCGAAGTCCTCACGTGTCAGCAACTTGCCCGTCGTCAGTAGTTGCGTATTCATCAGCAGAACGTAGATTTTGTTCTTCGTCTGACGGCTGCCTGAAAAGAAACGTCCTACAGAGCCTGGGATGTGGAGCTTTCCCTTCTTCTTTGGTTTCAGAGGTTCCAGCATGCAAAATTCTATCTTGGCCTTGTAGTTGCAGACATCAGAGAAATGCCGCATGGCCTCTGCATCTTCCAAAAACGATGCCACCCCGGCCTTTATGGGAAGTGTGGGGACAGCGATGATGAACTTGTTGATACCACAGCGTCTGTGCAACTCAAACATCGTGCGGGTATATACATATGTCTTACCCGTACCCGTTTCCATCTTTATGTCGAGTATGCTATGCTGCGGCAGCGACTTAATTTTATCTGGAAGATTCTGCTCACGGATGCGTTTCTTTATGGCTTTCTCTAATATACCGACATCTGTGCGCACTCGTAGTAGAGCATTGGCATTCAATCGACTAGCAATTTCTGGATTTTGATAATTGTCCTGCGGCTTCTGGACAATGGATGCTTCCACTACCGTTGCTACGGCATTGACTGGCTGCAGTTGGTGCTGAAGTGAGCTTTCAAGTTTCAGTTCCATAGCGTCAATACCTGTCTTCAATGTTTACAGTTAATGTCTTGTTCCCGTCCTTAAGCGTGCGCAAATTCTTCTGCAGCTCCTCACGATGGGTAATGCCAAAGCTGTAGCTGAATATGACGATGTTCTGGGGAGAGAATGCCTCCCCGTTGTACTTGTCCATAAGCGCAACAATACTGCTGGGTGAAAACGTGTCATCAGGATTTATCAAGTACAAGTGATTACCCTTATAGTATGCCTTATAGCCAGCAAGGTCAATCTCCTCGGCTTCCTCCGTCAGCCCGTAGTCATCAGCCACAAGCCACGTGCGTAAGACGGCATCCACACCAAAGTCATCGGCCGTGAGCGTCGAAACAGGATTGTAGGTAGGGTCAAACTCCTCCATCTGTAACAACAGATCTTCCTTAGGCTCCTCAAGCGTGAAGTGTTTAAAGCCAAGGTCGCCGGCAAAGAGGGGATTCGCCTCGCGAATTTTCTTAGCAGCTCGCTTGATGCGCTCCATACCTATCTGGTCGACGGTATGCGGAACGCCTAAATCGTCACATAGTTTAATAGCATTTTTAACTATTGTTTTTCCTTTTCCCGTAACTCTTAGCAATGCTTTGTCAAGGTCTTCTTGTATCTGAACTAATATAAAATTGACATGTTTGTTTGCAAGAGAAAGAGACATAGCCGTTTCTGCAGTTGTTGCAGAGCCCGAGAAAAAGTCAACAACAATGTCTCCATCTTTAACACCTACGGCTATTAATAGTTTAGATATTATATCAGGATCTTTGGGGTTGCTAAAACAGTTACACCCCATTAATTCCGTTAATCTCTTTGATGCCACACGGCCATCTCGGTATATAATACTTGTAAGACTTTGAGTTAGAGTATCTTTTAGATATGTCTTATTGTTAGGAATTGTTGTTTCATCATCAGGAAAATGAATGAGATTGTCCTCAATTCTCTTTCGCATTTCAGTCTCTTCAAACCTCCAACCACTTGCTGGCATTTTGCATGGTTTACCTGTAATAGGGTGAATTACTTCGTAGACGTATTGACCGGGATTTGGCCCTGATATATCTGAAGCGAAATAGACACCTCTCTCATCCATCCAATTATAATGTTTGCTATCATATATAGGATTTGATTCTGGAAATTGTTTGTACCAAGCTAATGCCTCTTCATGAATTGCCTTCCAGTCGTTTCCATGCTTTGCTTTAAATCTGTCAAATGCCTCGAAAATGGCATCTGTACCTTGTTTTTCTTCTATCCAATTACCATCGTTGTATTCTTTGGACTTTACATATACTAAAATATATTCATGCTGCATGGAAATGTAGTCTTCGTCATTTTTGCTACTGTTTTTCCAAACTATTTCACCTGCAAAATTATCATCACCAAAAATCTCATTGCAGAGTAATTTTAGATTACCCTCTTCATTCTCATCTATAGAGATGAAGATCACTCCCTCCTTTGTCAGTAGGTCTCGTGCAAATGTCAGACGAGGTAGCATGAAAGTGAGCCAAGCAGCGTGACTGGCAGAGCCCCGACGGGTCATGGAAAGGAGTCGAGAGGCACGCTCCAGACTGATATCGAGACGCTTAGCCAGACCCTCAGCGCTGAAGTCAAACTTGTCGCTGTAAACAAAGCCGTCACTCCCCGTGTTGTATGGCGGGTCGATATAAATCACTTTCACCTGGTCGGCATACGACTTAACCAGATGCTGCAGCGCATCAAGATTATCACCACTTATATACACATTCTTGCTGTCGCGGTTCTCAGGCTTCTCGTTGTGCTCCCTGTCTGGACGAATCAGGGTAGTAGTATCCATATTCGTCAGCATACGGGCATAGTTCTTGCCTAGAAAGTTGAACCCAGAAGTCTCGTCCGTCATACTCAAACCACATGGTAACGATGCCTTGAACTTCTCTATATCAAATACGCCCTCGGTCGAGAAACATTGAGGGAAATATGATTTCAACACTTCCAGCTCTTTTTGACCTGCTTGTGCACTTTCATTTCTATTAATGATTTGTTTTATCATTGTTATATTGTGCCTTATTTAAATCAATTATATCTTATGTTCTTTTAGTATTCTTACCCTTTTCTAGGGGTCTTCTTGGCTTACCTAATGCCTACGCTACGATATACCAACGACCTACCAACGACGGCGGAACGACCTTGCTACGACTCTTCTGTTTTGTCTTCAGCATGTTCATCCTCGAATGACTGGATTTCTGCTGCAATGGTCTTCTGCAGTTCCTCCTTGGGGATGATGAGTTTGTAGTCGGCTACACCGATGGGCTTAGTCATGCCTTCAAGAGCCAGCTCCACATCCAGCCGGTCTTTCTCAGCACAGAGGATGATGCCGATGGATGGGTTTTCGCCCTCCTGACGCTCGGTGCGGTCGAGAAGGGAGAGGTAGTAGTTCATCTTTCCTGCATATTCAGGAATGAACTTGCCTATCTTCAGGTCAATGGCTACAAGGCTACGCAGGCCCCTGTGGAAGAAGAGCATATCAACACGACTCTCTTTGCCGTTATATTCTATGGTGTGCTGGTTGCCGATGAAGGTGAAACCCTTGCCCAGTTCCAGCAGGAACAACTTAATCTTCTCCACGAGTCTATTCTCCAATTCCAGTTCCAGAATTGGCTTGGTGACTCCGAGGAATCCTAGGTTGTAGGTGCTGTGGAACACCTCGTTGGCATACTGCGACTGAACAGCAGGCAGCGTGGATTCGAAGTTGTTGTCAGCAGCAGAGACAGAATGCGTCTCATGCATCCCTAGCTTAATAGCATTCAAGAGCAGGTCACGGTTCCAGCCTTTAGCAACAGTCTCTTGCGAATAGAAATAGATTGCCGCATCATCATCCTTCAATTCACGCATCAACAGCAGATTGTGGGACCACGGCAAAAGTGCGACGCTCTGTCGCAGTTTTGCATCACTATCGCAAAAACGGAGATAGAACTTCTTCATGTCCCATAGGTTACGAGGGGAAAGTCCCATGTCTGGATAGCGTTCTTTCAAATCTACGGAAAGCCGTTTGACGACACCGCTCCCGTGCTTGCTCTCCAGCTTTTTCTCATGGAGCAGCCTGCCTATCTCCCAGTGCGTATTGCTAGCAGTTGTTGCCAAATGATAAGCAACACTTGCACGTGCGCTCTCTATAACTGCGACAGCCTGTCGCAGTAATTCGTTATATTCGCTTTCTTTGAACTGTATAATGTCGTTTGCCATTACTCTTTTCAACGCAGAAACTCCCAAGCTAGTGTCTCGACAGGCGACCAAACCTTTTAATACACTGCAAGGGAGTTCTTATATTTTTTATGTTTAAGCATAAATGCCTTGGTGGTCTTTGTCGGGTAGCAACAATGGCTTAACCAGTGTCGCTAATTGGCTACAAAGATAACAAATAAATATAAAATAAAGATATTTTTTGACTAAAATTAATAATGTACACGAGAATTTCTTTCTTCAAGTGTGACTAGTACACAGCAAATTTATGCTGTTAACTTTATATTTTTATAATATTCTTTGAAGTCAAAATCTTTGTTAGGAATAAATTCCGTACCATCAGCATAATCAATTTGTTTAATACGTGATAGTGAGATTTCTGTAGCACAATCATTAGTGGCATCATGGCAGAGAAGGAACCATTCTCCGTCTCTTTGAAGAAGATGATAAGGATGCACAATGACGTTCTGTTCGGCTTTTGTTTTATAAGTTTTGAAGGAAATGATTGCTGGATATTGTTTGAGGATATACTCATAAAGAATCCGAAATCTCTTCAGGTTATTGAATGAAGGAGGATTCCCATATATCACGACTGGGTTTTCTTCTGTTTCAATTCCAAGGATTTTACCTACACGATCAGGTAATTCCTTATACATCATTGTTCCTTCCATCGGGTCAATATAGCGAATTGTATTAAGAGCAGACTGTATAAGTTGTAATTCACCTCTTGTAAGTACATTAGTAAATATGGTACTCTCGGGGTCTTTATATTTGTAGTAAAGGCGGAAGCTATGCTTTTCAATAGTCAGCTTCTTATTGTATAGATGCTGAATAACGTTTAAGTCTTTACGAATACAACTCTCAGAAACAGGGGGAAAACCTTCCCATTCGAGTGATTCATTTACCTTATTCAAAATCTCCTGCAAGGAGTAGCCACGACGCTCTCGTAGGAGGCGGTCGATGATAATTTCACGGACCGCCGAATGTTTTGTATTTGCCATTGTTTTTTATAAATTATGCAATAAATTATGTTTTATCCTAAAACGGGAGTGCAAAATTAATAAAAAATTGTGGTAAATAATTCAATAAAAGCAAAAAAGATAGATAGATAGTTGGATTTATAATCATTTTCTACAACTCTCGTAGTTAGAGTGCGAGAGTTGGTTAAAAACACCTGAAAATTAGTTTCCTTTTTGAACAGAGCCCCCTTCAGGAACACTTGCAGTACCATCATCATTTTGGATATCACGGCAGGCCATGTAATAATCATTGAAGACGGCCTCGGCATCGATTTGTTTGCTTTCATCGAGCTCGTAGTCTTCTTCCATGCGAATGAACGAGTCAACCACGCGAGCCAGCGTGAACAGCACTTCGCGCTTGCTCAGCATGTGGTTCTGCTGTATCTCCAAGAAAGCCTCTTCCAGCTCCTCTGCAGCTACATTTGTTTTCTCCTGCATTTCTGCAAACTCCATTACATCGTTGGCATCGTAAATTGGTGGTCTCATATCTGATTCTTTTATCGTTTGAGGCACAAAGGTACGAAATAAACTTTGAAAAACCGTTATTCATTAGGAATATTTAAAGAACACCGCCCAAAGCAATTGGATACACGTCGTGCTGCGGGAACTTCTCACAGCCAATATACAGCGTGTCAAAAGCATCCGTGCCGTCGGTACGATGCTCCAGCAAGTCTTCTTCGGACTCAGGCTGTTTCTCCATAGACTTGTTCTTATGGAAGCCGTTGCGTCCGCGTTCGACACCGGCAGACTGGATGGCCAGTATCAGGTCATCATTGTTCTGGCGGTTGAAGAACGGCATCAGGCGCTGCTTACCAGCAAAGCCCTGGTTGATGAGGAGGTATTTTTCATCGTGGCGCATCGGGTTGCCCAGGTACACATCCTGTACCTGCCACCCGTGGCGCTCAAACTCATGGACGACCACATAGCGGAAGTCCTGGTCGTTCACGGCATAGTTCGAACCAAGCGCCGTGGCGTCGTAGTAGAAGATGACCGTCTTATTCTGGTGATAAGCGTAATATGCGCAGAAATCATCCACCAAGGCGGGAATCTTACGCTCGAACTTGACGTAGAAGGATTTGAGGACGTTCAAGCGGTTGCCGCTTGGCTGTCCTGCTACAATCCAGTTGATATTAGCATTGTAATCCATGCCAATACAAATCGGAGCCAGAGGGTTTACATCCTCGTCGGCTCTTGAATCGAGGCATCCGCCTATCGTGCTGAACTGCGACGCTGCCTTAATGTCGTAGTTCTGCTGGCTCGTTTCCTTTAGAATCTTGTCGTAACCGAGTTCATCGAGGTATGCAAAGTTAGAGGCATCATACTTGTGATGCTCCTGCATCGACGAGTAGAAACCGTCGTGTGTGATGCCGATACGCTGACAGAGAATACTTGTCTGAAAGGTCTTAGGTGTCAAGTCACGCTTCATCTGACGCAGATACTCTTCGCCCAGTAGCTGCAGATTCTCAATGGTGCTGTACTCCTTATAGTACACCGCCACTGAGCGCATCTTATTTAACGACTGGTCGAGCCATTTCAAGTATCCCTTAAGATACTGAGGAATGGCCTGGTGCTGCTCCTTCAGACGAGCAATACGCTCCTTTGTTTCCCAAATCTTGTAGATGGTACCCTGAATCGTCTCGATGAGCTGTGGATCCATCTTCTCCCGATAATGCAGGAACCAGGAACCCTTCTGAGTCTGTGGCATATCGGAGAGCACCATCATGGCGTGGTTAAACGAATGATGGCCGAAGTAAGAGCGAATACCGCCGTTGGCAGGCAGTGTCTCATCCTTCAGCTTATTATAATCAATGAACTTGGCCTCGTCAATGAGAAGCCAAGAAAGCGTCAGAGAGTTAGATGAACCTGGACGGTCCTGAGAGATGATAACAGCTATAGAGCCATTGTAGAACGTGATGACATGCTCATAGTCTGCAGGCTCAGTAATGGGCTTACCGAAGGACTTTGGAGGCTTGCGGCCTACCACATAGTGGATGCCGTTGAGATAGCCCCAGCGCTTCCATGCTGCCAATAGTCCAGGAATGGTGTTCGTCAAGCCATGCTTGAATGTCGGTACCACGATGCCGCCAGTACTGCCCGGCATTCGCTGCATATTACGCAAAACGAATGGCGAGGCGATAGAGTCCGTCTTACCAGTACGACGGCCAGCGACAATGACTGTTGTCTTGGCACCAATGTACTGAGCCATGAGCTGCGGTTTGTTGAAGTACACACGCTTCTCATGCTGACGGGCTTCCAAGTCCCAGGCTTTCAGATTAGGGTTTATGGGCTGATTGGGCATAATGGGCTACTGTTCAGGGGTGTCTTCCTTGGGGGCGTCAAAGATCTCTTCAAAGTTCATGTCGGCTTCCTCGTACTCGATATTTAGCGTATCAGGGTTGGAAGCACCCAGTTCCTTGGTGAGCTTCTTGATACGCTCATCGATGTTAGGCACAGGATTAATGCCAACGACACGTGGGTCAGTCGTTGGGAAGAACGGCTGCACCACAATCATGTGATACGGTACTGCAGTCTCGTCTTCGACATCAATGCGGTTGTACTTGGCATACGAAGTGGCCGCTTTTTCCATCGTCTTCGTATCCTTGCGTTTCTTCGCCATCTGGTACGTTTCCAGTATCATCTCGTTATAGCGCCAACGATGGTAATCCCGTGAAGCCTCTGACAGATTAGGCAGCAGGGACTTCACGATCTTCAGGTCAGCGTAGGCAGTGACCTTCGAGATGCCGTAACGCTGCATGATCTCATCGACGAACTGACGGTCTTTAGCGTCGCAGTTCGCAATACACCACGTCACCATATCACGCAGGCGCACAATATGCTCAACCTGTGTGATAGCGTATTTGGCCTCTAGGTCTTCACGCTGGGTGTAGAGGTCAGCTCGGGCGATATCTATGATGCTGGGTAATGGCATTATTCATCGTCTTCCATATCCATGAGATTCTTCTGGGCGTTCTCGAGGGCGAGAGGTGAACCAACATAAGCCAACTGCATTTCCTGATGCAGCAGTTTCACCTTGGAAGCGGCCTTGCCCTTGTGGTAACGCTTGCTTACCTCGGTTGAACGGTCGGCAATATCTTCGCGTAACTGCTCTGCAGGAACGTCGAAGAGTACGGCAATATCCGATATTTTAAGATAGATAGAGGCATATTGCTCTACCTGGTTAAGCTGTTCTGGAGTATATTCGATGGATGACATGGCTTATTGGTCTTGAATTCTTTGAATGAAGAGGTCGTAAAGCGGTACGCTATGATTATTGATTAGGTCGGTGACCTGGGCATGTAGTGTAGCGAATATGGCCGGATCAGTCGAAATTACAGCTGACTCGTGGCGGTTGCCTCGTGTCAGGTTCTGTGAGGTAATGACTGAGACGGTTTGACCGTTCTCAGCCTGTACCAGCAGAATCTTCGAATGGTTGTCAGTGAGGTAAGTACGCTCAATCACTTGTGTCATGAATGACCAGAGTTTGAGTGTCTTGTTCGTGGCCTTATGGTCCAGAACTAGGTTGAACTCACTGACCTTGCCGCCTTTTTCTATGAAGAACAGCCTACGAAGGAACTCCTCAGAGATTGAGAATGAAGTTTGCCACACCTTGGCCGTGCCCACCTGTTCCAATATCCATTCAAGTAGGTCTGCTACCTGAACGGCATTGGATAGGTAGGCTTGTGAGCTACACTCTGAGAGTGGCTTCACAACGTCGGCCATTGATGCGGTACGCTTCATTTCTTAGCGGTCTTCTTCGTGGTACGCTTAGCTGTGGCTTTTGCCTTCTTAGGCTTAGCCTCTGTTGGAGCGGGCTGCTCTTCCTTAATAGCTGCATCTTCGGCTAATCCTTCGGGATTATCTGAAGTTTCAGCAGGATTTTCGGTTAATCCTTCGGAATTAACTGAAGTTTCTTCGGTTTCATCAGCCTTTCCCTCGTCCTCAGGTTCTGGGGCTGCAGTACCTTCGTCAACTGGAGTACCAGGAATGAAATGGTCATAGATATCCCAGTTCTCAACGCGCTTCTTATCCAGCGCTATAATCTCCTTCAAGAACGGATATCGCTCACTATCGGGACAGGTGGCTTCATCAAGGCTCAGTGTACGCAGCTTCAGATGCAGCTCACGCATACGATGAATCAGGTCCAGGTTCTCTACATAGAGCGCCTGAATCTCAGCGGGCAAACTGTCATGGTCGGCACGTTTGCCGGCTTTGAAGTCAGCAAACTCGCTGGTTTCAGCAGGCTTGATGACCTTTTGCGCGATTTCATCGACCTGTGACTGCATTTCATTTACCTGGTCTTTCGTCAGCTGCTGCAGACGGAAGTTCAGGTACTTTTGAAGCTGTCCCTTGATGAATTCGGCCTTTCCTTTAGGATTAACCGAAATGTTGCGGTACATAATCTTGTTACCCGACAACTGAAGAAGCAAGATGGCACCCTCGTCCCAGTTCTTCTGGTCATCAGGTGTATTGATCCAGTCCTGCAGCTGTGCGGTAAATTTAGGGTCTTGTTTCATAAATAATTAACTTAGAATTAACTTTAAAGTTTGTTGTTTATCCCACTGAGAAACAATAAGTTTTTGTTATACGGTTCAAGTGCTCGTTGCATAGCTTGAAGCGTTTGGCCAGTGGTCACGAAGTCATCAAAGCAGATGATATTTTGCTCTTTGGGAACTACGTTTACATCGAAGATGGCATTCACTCTTTGCTTGCTTCTGCAGCTACAAACATCCTCGTAAAACGGGATGTGAAGGTGGACTGCAATCTGCTCGGATATACGTGTGGCGAAGTTCTTCACCAAGTGTCGTCGCTTGGGTGTTGTGATGATGCACCAGTCGCCTTTTGACAGTGCCGGACCTATCAGTTCAGAGACATACGACACCATCGTACAGGCAAAGAATTGCACCATTGAGTCATCAGCCTTTATCTCTGTCAGCGTCCTTCCATAGACAGATTTCTGCCAGTATGAGAGAAAGAACAGCCCAGAGCGACGTGTGAGCCTTGGGCGCGGTGTGAAGTCGCAACGCGCTTCCACCGTCTTATCCCATCCTTTGCGTTTTTGTTCCGCGAACAAATCTTGTGGCTCATTTTTCTTTTGTATATCCTGCAAAGCAAGTTGCGCACTCCCGATATCAGGTACTTCTATCTCTGATAGCAGGTCGCCCATATCTATTGGAGTGCGCATACTCGAACGTAGAGAATTAACTGTTTTCAGTTAAGAATCAAGCGTGGTCTAGTTCTGGTCATACCATTCCTCACCCTCATTCAGAATCTCAATTTCGAACCAAACTTTGTTGGTACCATCAACAACACGCTTCACGTATGCAACATCTCTTGCAGGAATGTTACCTGTCCATGAAGCTGATGTCTTGTCGTCTGATATTGTCAGGTCTTCAACGACAGCTTTGCCGTTTACTAGATGCATGAGAGTCAGATCGCTCAGGTTCTTGCCGGTAACATTGATAGATGTAAGAGCTACGCGGACAGGAAGCTGATAAGAGCTTGTATTGAACTCTTGTCCGTTGACGGTCACTTTATTATTGTATGTGATACCGCTACTCGTAGAACTGCCGCCAGAAGAACTTCCGCCACTGGTATTGCCACCTGTGTTACCACCGGTATTACCGCCCGTGCTGCTTGATGCAGTCAGGTTGATGGTGAACCAGAGTACATCTACAGCATTGTCGCCAGTACCTTCCATACGATAGATCTTCACCGTCTTAGGTGCAGAGATGGTGTCATTGCATGTAGCGGATGTACCTGCGCTATTGATGGCAATCTCAGTCTCCATTGACGTTCCAGCCTTGTATGACAGGTACGACATGTTAGATCCTGTGAATCTCATAGAAGTCAGGTTGCCGGTGATGTTGACGGTTCCGCCCTTGGTGACGTTATAGGTCTGTCCGTTCAGCTGCACGCTACTGTTGTAAGAAGGAGCTGACGAGCTGGAGCTGTTACCGCCAGAGTTCCCACTGTTATTACCTCCGGTGTTTGAACCACCGTTATTCTCGACGTTGGTGCCGCTTGTGGTGCCGTCGTCCGTAACAATCTCTCCAGAATAGAAAGGAGCTGGGCACTCGTCCGATGCCTCCACGTTGATGGTAGTACTTGCAGAACCAGCAGCACCCTGACCGAGATCCTGGGCAACAGTCGTTTTCGTCTGCCACTTGTCAGAACCCACAACACGGAAAGCCCCCTTCATGTCCTCCACGAGGAACACGTTATCGTTGTTGTTCAGATAGGCAGCGGCTGCTGTTGCCTCCGAACCTACAGACGGATGCACGGCCACCAGCTTATTCAGCTGCGTCTGAGAAGGATACTCGCCCTGAGCCTCCGAAGTCAGCTGAGACTTGTCGGGGATGATATCGATATACTTCCAAGAAGCGTCTGCACGCAAGGTAAAGTCGCCCTGATAGGCAGAACCAATCAAACGGCCATTGGCATCATGTGGCAATGTTGGCCACTTCAGGATGTCATACTTTGAAATGTAATAGATGCGTCGCTTCACGCCAGGCAGTTCGGGACGGCCTTGGCACCATGCAAGCGAACGTTGTAATGATGAACAATCAGGCATAATTAATTTGGTTTATGATTAAACATGTTTGAAATTCAGTAAAAATGGGAGCCAGAGCCTTCACAGGTACCGGCTCCCTCGAATCAGAAATTATGAAAACAGAACAAACGAGAAACAGAGTTCTAAGGTTCTACGGGGCTTGCCAACTCTACCACCTTCAGACGGCGTTTGTCGATAGACTCGAACTGTGTACCGAAGAACATGGTAGCGATGTACGAGAGGATAAACGGCTCGTACTCCTTGACCATGACGTTCTCCGTATCGCCCATCTGGTCGTAACCGACCAACATGTTAATCTTGGGAGATACATGGATGAACTTGGAATCAGCCTTATTGGCTAGCGGGCAGAGAATCAGTTTACCGTTAGAGCCTTCTACGGCAGTCTGATTGTACTGGTTGTTGTAGTTGATTCCCGCATGAGTCAAGAGGTAGCCTTCGTTGTACTTGTCTGCGAAGTCCTGCGAACAGTACATATAACATGTCTGTGCGCGCAGGTGCGGATCGAGAGAGAACAATACTTCCTTTGCGATGTCTACAGCGTTTGCGGAAGTAATCGCGTCGGTCAGCTTCATATAGTTGCCTTCCTCCTTGGCAATCTTACCTGCGGTCACCTCTGCGCTTGTAATGGTGTCGAAACCATCGAAGAGGTCTAAGGTGGTATCACCAGAAGGGTTACGCTTACCTGCCCAGATTGCGTTGTTCAGGTGCTCAGACAGCGACTTGGCAATTAATGCCAGCACGTGCTTTGCCGCGGGAGTCTGCATCTGGCCGTCGCCTTTGGTGTCACCTATGGCACCAAGAAGCGTACTGATGGCACTGTTAGGCTCGAACTGAGCGACTACCGAACCGAAGAACGTTTCGAGGGTACGGAAGTCCAGGTCGAGGTTGAAGTTAGAACGACGAGCGGGCTTGTAAGGGGCAAACTGAGCGTTGCCACTCATTGCAGCCACGCTTTCCTTGTAGCGGATGCCCGGTCGGCCAGTCATGAACTTCAGTGTGTCCTGAATACCGATGATGGGCAGCATGAGGAGGTCTTTGCGGTACTTACGTGCCGCTTCCTGATACTCCTCCAGAGTAAATTGAAGTTTTCCTGCCATGTTAGTAAATGGTTAAAGTTTAAAATTGAAAATTTAGTTTGTGTTGGACAAATGGATTAAGGCAGCATATCAAACAGCTCCTGAGCGTTTGCGCGAGACTCAAAGTATTCCTCGGCATCCGTCTTTACGGCGGGCTCCTGCTTCTGCTGGTTGTTAACGACCTGTGCTGATGTATCAGCCGGCTTTTTCTTCAGCGTGTTGACCTCAGACTGCAGCTGAGCGTTTGCGTCTGACAAAGTCTGCTTCTCAGACTTGAGCGTGTTGATCTGAGCATTCAGGTCGTTGATGGTCTGCTTGTCAGCACTGATAGCCGATTCGATGCTGTCCAGCTGGGCATCGTCAAGTGTAATCTTGCCATCGTTGCTAAGCAGATGCTCACAAGCCAGGATGGCGCAGATAGAAGTGAAAATCTTTTTCATTGGTGTTGGTGTTAAAGTTGATGAATTTTGAATCTTATTTCCCTGAGAGTTGCTGAAGAACTGTCCAAGCGAAGTCAAGAACTTGGCAAAAGCGGACTGTTCCTGTGCTGTTAGCTTCATAGTAGGCATGTCAGGAACAGGAATGCCTGCCGCAGACATCGCGTTGGCCATCGTGTCGGTGAGAACGGGCGCATCCTCGTCCTCATAATCGGTCAGCTCGTCGACAAAGCCCCACGCAAAGGCCTCCTGTGCTGTGAGCCAGCCACCGGCCTTCATCAGGGTGAGCAGCTCTGCAGGCTCCTTCTTACAGCGCGTGGCGTACATCTGGGCGATGTTTGCGTCCAGTTTGTCGAGGTCGGCCTTCTGGTGCTCGATGTTATCAATGAGTGCCTGTAGGCCGTCAGAATTGAGCTGACCCCATTCGAAGAAGCCGACACTGCACTTATGAACAAGGTACATGGCTGAGGAGTCCATGGTGATGTGCTTGGCTCCGAGAGAAGCGATGGTTGCTGCACTGGCGTTCATGCCCACGAAATGCACGTTGACGTTGCCGTGGCGCTTGAAGGCCGAGAAGATGCTCAATGCTGTGTTTGACCGTCCGCCGAGACTGTCAATCAGCACATGGACTTCTTTCCCTTCATGCTTGGAGAGAATGTAGTCCACATAGTCAGCGTCGAAGTCGTAGCCTCCGACGAAGCCCTTCAGGTGAAGGTTGTAATTAGTTTTTGTGTTGGTTGCCATAAGCGTATGAATTATGGCACAAAGGTACATTATATAAAAAAGTGGCGAAAAGACGGGTGTAAGCCGTCTCTTTGCCACTTATGGGGATTAAGGAGCAGGGAAATCAGACGTTACAAAGTGCCAGGGCTTTCTTGGCTGTGAAGGAAACCTCGTACTTTCTGACGGAAGGATCGCCGTCGGGCTGACCTGTAGAGCGTGTGATTTTGACGGTTGGGTATGGCCGCTCCTTGGCACCTATTAAATATTTATCACCATCAACCGTTTCGATGACGAATGCCGGATGCTGGTCTGTAGGCACTTCGTCCAATGCGTATAGAGTAAGCTTTGATTTCTCTATATAACTATTATTATCAAAAGATTGTTCTACCTCGCAGATTGCTTCACCCTTTAAGTTGATGCTGATAGGCTGCTCTTGGAGCGTTACAGGTATACCAGCTACTGAACGGTAAACCACATCATCGGGCAGATAGTCACGTTGGATATACCACGCTTTAGTTATTCCAGGAAGAGAGAGACATTTCATATTTCAAACAAAACAAACAAATCAAACAAAACACACATTTCAACTTTTCGCCGAAAAACGCTCTGAAGTCGTGAAACTTTTTCTGCGAATTTTTTGCAGATATACGTTTCGTTGTCTCTGGTATATCTTAGCAATGGCATCCCAGCACGTTCCATCTTCCTTGATGCCTCTTTGTTCCATGAAGAGGTAGATGAGGTCTTTCTGTTGTGTTCCTATCTTACCAAAGTCATGCAGGTAGTCCCAGACATCTAGGTCGAAGTCATCCTTGATACGTGCCAGAAGAGCGTTTTTTCCTGTCTCGGTAAGATAGTTAAAAGTACGGGGGTCGTGGCTCTTCGAATATGGGAGGCAGATAGCTACCTCATCTTCTTGCTGACGTGCTGGCAAAACACCTAGGGGTTGTGGGATGGTTGCACGTTGCAGCAACTTGCTCTCGATAGAGCCACGAATCAAATTCACTGGGTTGCTTCCGCCATGGCGATGAATGAACCACTGGCGGAGATAGGAAGGCATTTTAAGATAAATACAATATTCACTCATTGAAGTCTTACTTTAAAAAATTATTGCAAAGATAATAAATAACAAACAATTATGATAAAATATTAATGAAAATTATTACTTCTTTTTCGACTGTTGCTTATATGGGGCCAGGTATTCCCTGGATTTCAACAGCAAAGGTACCATTTTGGTTGCGAATACGCTAAGACAAAAAAGGCTCCCGAAGGAGCCACATAAGCTGTATTCAGAGAGGGATTAACCTCTTCTGAACACATAACCATCTGTGAAATAGAAATCATCTATGAAGAGATCCCTCGCATAGGCCTCGTAATCGAAGTATGATGCCAGATGACCCATCATGTCATCGAGATTGTAGCACTCATCAATGATGTGCTCAGCGAAATCCTTCTCTGAATCCCACTTGCCCATATAACGCTCTTTGAAGCTATCAAAGCTATCATTGCCGAAGCTATCAACAAACTCTTCGTAAGCTTCCATGTCATCCTCATCCATATCGGCATATTCCATGATTTTATCGAATGTATCCTCATCGATACCGCTTTCAGAGTACCAGGCACTGGGGAAACATTCATAATCCTGATACATCAGCTCAGGATCCTCTTCATCAGCATGTAGATTATGGCAAACCTCCATGAATGTGTCATAATCGCCACACTTGACCAGATCAACCCACATTCCAAATAGGCTACCATCATTGTACTTGGCGTATGTACCTACGTACACGGCGGGATGACCATCCTCGCAATCATTCATATAATACTCAACTGACATCTTCTGGAAAGCGAGCTTACCGAGATAATTTTTCTCCTCCTTAGCGAGGCTTTGAAACTTTGATGAAATATTGTTCTGCATAACTTTATGAATTTAATTGTTTAACTTCTAGTGATGCCCTTGAGTGTGTAGGGCTTTTTACGATGCCTTAGAAAGTGAGCGGGAAGAAGTACAGGAATGCAAGGAATGGCCAGGAAAATTCATGGAATACCTTATTTCAAGGAAATCAGGAAGGTTGCTATGAATTTTCTGCAGGCATCGGGAGCCTGTGACCAATACTTGCAGTGTACGCCCGCCTTAACTTTGCAGCGGGAAAAGTCTGGAACACCAGCAAGAGGGCATTACGTTAAACAGGCAAATTCGTTATGCAGGACTTCAGAGAGGCAAAAGCCTGATAGGAAATGTGGAGAAAAGGGTAAGCCAATTGCAGGAATATAGATGTCAGGACCTATACCAATTGATGCGAGGGCAACATAACCGCCATAGAGAATGTAGCTGACTAATGATAAGGATGCCTATATGTGGGTAATAAAGTGCTGCTGACATAATCATTGATGCCACAATCTGTCCAATATGGAAAATAGAAACTGAGATGAATAGATTATGAAAAAAAAATGTCGATGACCTGCCTGCTACTTGCTACATTCGCTGGAATGCCGATATACAGGGGATTATGAGCGGAAAGATGCGTAGCAACCTTACCATTGTAGCAACTTGTAGCAAGCTTCAAAAACAGTGGATTCCGAGGGATTTCAGCACATAGGTTGCTACACGAGAATACCGACATACAGAGGATTTACGTGGCTTTTCTTGATGTTTGTAGCAACTGTAGCAAGCACTATTTATAAGAATTCAAAAAACTCGCGCCTTGTTTTTAACTATTAATCTTCATTTTTTGAAGATTTCACGAAAGCGAGAATCTCTTATAAATAGATACTGCGTGTGCGTAAAAAATAAAAAATCCTTTTCTAAAAAAAAGTCCGTCGATTTTCCCAAACCAACGGACTTCAAAACTATGTTTAATGAAAACTACTTTTTATCTTGATTGTCGAATTGCGGCACGACATCGTAGCCGTGACTGGGTCCTTTGCCAGGAACCCGTTTGATGTGGTAGTTGTAACCCAATGCTGTGAGGGCATATCCAACTGTCACTTCATTGACCTGTTGGATGGCAGAGGAAATCTTACGTTCCTTCTTAAGCTGGAGTACCACCTCCATTGCTGACATGAACTCACACTTCTCGCCATCTATAGGTTTGCGGTAATAAATACGGATTAAGCGCAAAGCATTGGTCTCTATGACGTACTGGCGATTCTCTTCCACGAACTGTCTGTATTCCTGCTGCGTCCATGCTGGGTCATAATTGCCATCAAGTAGCATGACCGCTTCAGCCCATAGCTGGTCCACATTAAGGCGCTTACGGTTGTCATCGATTAATTCCACTTCGATAATAGCCAGACGGCGCATCAGGCCTGCATCTGGTTTACTAATAAAGCCACCCATGCGTTGGTTTTTATTCGATGTAAAGCAACAGGATGCAACACGCGGTGCTTTTTCCGAATAACGAGATCCTGGCCGTTTAATGTCAATCACACTGGCCGACATATACATCTTAAACAGCTCTTCGTTGTGTTTGGTAATAGCAGCAAACTCATCGAAGTTCAGGATAAAGCGCTGTGTGAAACTGTTAGCCATATTGAATAACCTCTCGTCTTTCTGGGCCAACTGATAATACTCGCTGAGACACGGAGGTATCAGCATTTCAAAGAACGTTGTCTTACCAATACCAGCCTTGTCGCCAACGAGTCCCAGGGCAACGTCGTTCTGACGTATTCCTAATGCACAAGCTGCAGTCGCAATCAGCCACTTGCGGAGGAGATGGCTGACACGAGCAATTGTTTCTTTGCTTTCCTCCGGAGAATGCAACGAGGCACATAACATATCAATCTGCGAGGGCCCTTTATATTTCCCTCGCAGAGACTCCAGATAGTCTTTGATAGGGTTGAAAGACTCCATCTGATTAGGACTTGCCAGCAACATTCTCAGTGTTTTATCTGAGACCTTCAGTTCCTCTGCATAGGCATGAAGCAGAATATCATCCTCTGTAACAGGATGTTCGTAATGAAAGGTACATTCCTCAGTCGGACTTAACGATACCTTACTGCGGTCAAGAAGATTGACTCGAACCACATAATTTTCGTTCAGCCACTCCTTGATAGTGTCCAGGCGATTGTGGGGATGGTCACTATAAACCGTAGCTGCTAACTGTCTACGCTCTGTCTTACTCATAACGTTTTCTCCTCCTTATTTGGCCTTCTGCTTTCGCCAGGCATTTCTACAATAGTTGTCATCTCTCCAATTCTGTCACCAATGTCCGAACCATAGCCAATCAGCGCACCTTTTTCATCGCGCCATCTTGACAATGTTCCCAGTTTGAAATTCGAGGTAAAGAACGTCCTGGCACCTCGATTATAGCGCATCGCTAACAAATCCTTAATGGGATGTATCTTGTTGCCGAAAGCGTTCATTTCCAGTGTCTCACGGCCAATCTCGTCGATTAACAATGGCCTTGAAGCAAAACCATCAAAACCTTTCTCAGCAATCATCTGACATAATTCCTGAGCCGGTATCATTTCAACAGTCCTGCCTGAGATAAAATGCAGGACTTCACAGAATGCATGCATCAGGATAGTCTTGCCACAGCCAACTTTGCCACCCATAAAAATTCCTTTGTTGATGTCCCAGCGGCACTGTTCAGAACCTATGACATAGTACCACATCTGAGTGATGATTTCCCTGTTGTCATTATCAACGACAAAAGGCTGAAAGTAACCTCTTTCAGCCATAAACGCCTCGGCATAGGATTTCAGCAACTTCCAGAAGCTATCCTTTCTGAGTGCTTGATTATGCCATATATGCAGGTCTTTGGACGCCTCCCTGTATTTCTGCTTCTGCTTCTTGATGGCTTCTTCAACCATCATATCCATGCGCTCCTGATCAGTAGTCACTATCACCGCGTCCTCCTGCCGCAATCGTTGGTTGTTCATAACTCTTGGTAGTCACCTTAAAGAACCTGGGATAACCGTTCGCCATCGCAAACTGCAGATACTCAATCGCCGTAGCCTCTTTACTTTCTGCAATTCTCTTTAGATAGGCGAGGGCTGCATATTCCATCCGGCTCTTCATTGTTTTATGATGCTGTTCGGCCAGATAATCCTTCCATGCCAGCCATGCTTCCTGAAATACTTCAGACTTCCAGGGCAGGACTATCTCTACAGGGTCAATGCTCAGCTCAACCTCTTTTTCTATCTGGTCGCACAGAACAGCGGCCTTGTCCTTCATGTTCTCAAATTTACGCACGAAGTCCTTATGCCGTTTCTCCGTCGTAGACGGCAGACCACCATTGATGAAAGCGTTCAGCTCATCGTTAGCGTCCGCCAACGCCTGCCAGAACGGCGTCATCAGGTCTTGTAAGTTGCTTTCTTTTGCCATCTTTTATCTTGTTATTATATACTATTCAAAAGGTCCGTCAGGGTGAAGCACAGACTACTATTTGCTAATACCTATATCTTTCTACCTTTAAGTCAGTCCATGCAGGATCCTGACAGTCCTTTGTTCTCGCTTGCCAACGCTGCAACAGCTTACGACTCTTATAATACGAGCGAGGAGCGGAAACAGCTTCCCGCTCGCCAGTCATACGATTAA